TTGACCTTGGCTTCTATGGGGGCATGCGTGGCCATGGGGTGCCTCACTTCCAGTACAGGCCGCGGGCGCGGCTGGTGGTGACGGTGATGGACTTCTGGTCGGCGGGGTCGGCCGGCCAGTACGCGGCTTCGAAGCGGACCTTCTCGTCCGGCTTCACGCTGCCCGCGTTGTGGAAGTCGGCGAAGGTGTGCCCCGCGGTGGCGAGGCGCTCGGTGATGCCGGAGTCCCAGCGGGATCCGTCGGGCCGGTGGTGGTAGAAGCGGCCCTGGAGAGTGGCCCCGGCGGGCACGGTCGCGGTGAGCTGCACCATGGCCTGGTAGGCGGTGGCGCCGGTGATGAGGTCGACGCCGTCGATGGTGAGGGTCGTCCACTTGCCGGGGATGAGGGGCCGGTCGGTGGTGTCGTAGCGGCCGAGGGTGTGCGGCACGTCGGTCTCCTGCGGGGTCGGGGCGGGCTTGGTCGGCTGCCATCCGGCGGGCTTGGCGAGGAGGGTTTTCACGCGGGTGCGGAAGGTGTTCATGGTGAAGCCGCGGGGGTCGATCTTCCCCGGCTGCCATTCGAGGTGGCCGATGACGGACCGTTCGTTCCATCCGTGGGCGCGGCACAGTGCGGCGGCCCACCGTGCCGCGGCATCGACCTGCTCGGGCGGCCACGGGTCCTTGCCGTCGCCGAGGTTGACCAGCTCGATGCCGTAGAAGTGCCGGTTGCCGTCGGTGTTCACCTCGTTGTCCGGCGGCAGCTCGCGTTCGTCGATGACCGCCTTGAGGACGTCGTCGTCGCCCAGCCCGGCGTGGTTGGCGCGGCCGTTGCCGACCATGTAGAGCGTGCCGTCCTTCGCGCCCACCGTGTGGCACAGCGGGCCCGGGAGGGAGCTGTACCCGTCGTAGCAGAGGCGGACCGAGGCGGCCGTACCGGACGTCACGGTGTGGTGGATCATCACCCCGTTCACCGGACCCCACGGGCCCTTGTGGTTCCGGTTGTGCGTGCGCCAGGACTTGTACTCGACAACCTTGCAGCCCTCAGCCTTCAGCGCTGCGAGCTGCCGGGACGCGGACAGGGGAGTAGCCATCAGGGCCTCCGTTCAGGTGGTCGGGTGGATGGCCAGCTTGAATTGGGCGTGCACCAGCCGCCGGGACCTGCCGTCGTTGTGCGCGACGAGGAGCGACACCGGGGTACCCGGGTGCACGAAGATCGAATGCCGCTTCGTGAAGCACTGCATACCGGGACTCGGAGGCCGGTGATCGGTACCAGTGGAGTCAGGCGCGCCCAGCGGGTCACGCACGAAGCGGTCTCGAAGCTCGGAGTAGTCCCCGCTTTCCCAGTGCAGGTTGGCTGTCAGGTCGGCCCAACCGTCCACCGTGGGCCAGATCAGCCCACTCCGGTCGTCCTCATCCCAGTCGGACACGGTGGGGTCAGCCTGGTGCATGCCGTGGGCGTCGTAGGATTCGGCGTCGCCGTAAGGGAAGCGGACGATGTGATAACCCCCGGAGGGGATGACCTGATCAACCTTGCGGATCAGGGAGCAGACACGGACAGCCACAGGAAACTCCTCGAAAGCGCGGCAGATGGGCATGTCAGGCGGGTGCGATGGTGGTGACGGTGCCGGCACTGCCGCGCCATTTCAGGGCACCGCCCTCGGTGTACAGCACGCCACCGCCGGTCGGGTTCGTGGTGGTAATGGTGAGCAGGTCAGAGGCTGGTGAAGCAGCCGTTGAATCCGATCCACGGCGGGGTCGTCGTGCCCTCGGCACCGCCGCCGGTGCCGTAGATCTTGAGGAAGCCGCCGGTCTGAATGTCGAGCTTCAGGGTGATACGGACCGACGAGACGTCGGAGCAGGGCACGACGATGGTGCGCAGACTGAGAGGCCGGGCCGAGACGGGCAAGGCCACGGTGTTGAGGACGCCGCCGTTGGGGATGTCCGTGCCCGCGTAGGTGACGCCGACCGCGCCCCGCAGCATCATCGACACCTCGCCGAAGAGGTTGACGATCCGGTACTGGAAGTCGCCGTTGCTGTTCCCGTTGTGGGTGAAGCCGGCCGGGAGGCCGACCGTCGTCCACGCGTTGGTGCCGGATGCGCTGACCACCCACGCCGACCCGTCGTAGGTGGTCTTCAGCCCCTCGGCCTCCAGCCACGCCTCCATCCCGGCGACGGGCGAGGTGATCGTAGCGTTGCGCTCGGTGGCGGACGCGAAGCGCATGTTGGCGCGGGGCACGAGCTCGTCGGTGATGCCCTTGACGAGCTTCTCGGCGTCCGGGGCGTCGGTGAGGGCCGCGATGTTGATGCCCTGGCCGTAGCTGTCCTGGGTGGGCACAGGTTCTCCTAAGAGAGTGCGAAGCGAAGGTTGAGGGACAGGAAGGAGAGGGATCCCGCGGGCAGGCTCATCGCGTCGACGGCGCCGGTGTCGCGCACGTTCACCTGGCGCGCAGTGTCGCCGCCCGTCATCTGAGCCGTGACGAGGTTGAGCGGGGGCCGGTATCCGGCGGGAAGGGTGAAGATGGTGACCGTCCCGGACACTGTCGCCGTGGTCTTCACGACGCCCTCGATGACGGCTTCGCCGCCTTGGCGCCGGTAGCGGACCCGCTGGTAGGCGCCGCCGTAGTCGACCCACGGTGAGAGCAGAGTGGGGAGCTGCCATCCGGTGCCGGTCGCGGGTGCGAGGCGGCCGGCCGCGATCCAGCTGCCGGAGCTGGAGATGCTGATGATGATGAGGTCGCCGGCGGCGGGGTACTGGTAGCTGTCCATCCGGCGGGCGGTGATGCCGTCGGTGGTGGTGACGGTGCCATCCGTCAGTACGGAGGCGACGACGGCTTGGCGCCAGTCCGCGCCGCGGACCCGAGGTGAGGCCGCGGCCCGCTCTTCCCCGCCGGTCATGAGGGCGTCGGCGAGGCGCCGGACGCTGGTGTGCGAGGTGCTCAGTCCGCTGCTCACGCGTCCTCCTTGGCGGAGATGGTGGCGATGGGGAATTCGCCGCCGAGGTCCAGTGACACGGTGAAGCTCGCGGCCTGGTGGAGGTCGCGGACCCCGTCGCCGTACACGACGCGCAGGACGTCGCCGGGTTCCAGCGCGGGGTTGGGCAGGCTGGAGATGTCGCCGGTCGCGTTCGGCGCCCTGGCCGCTTTCAGCTTGAGGTTCGCGGCCTGCGCGCACGCGTTTTCGGTGGTCAGCGTGCTGGAGGAGTAGAACGCGGGCCGCCGCCCGTAGGGCCCGTACCAGTAGGTGGGGCTGTCCGGATCCTCGTCCACGGCCAACCAGGACACGGGGGCGGTCGCGGAGGAAGTGTTGTCGCCGCGGGCGAGAACGCCGTTGTGGACCCCGGCGCTGCTCATGCCGCGCGCGGCGGAGATGAGCGTGCCGTGCTCGCCGGCGTCCACGGTCCACACGGGGGCCGTGGTCAGCAGGTCGGGCAGGGCGGCGATGACGAAGATGCCATCAGGGTCGGCGTACACCTCGGCCCCGATGGCGGCGGCGACCTCTTGCACGCCTTCCCACGGGTCGGCTTCGATGTCGAAGGTCCGCGCCCCGATGGCGGCATCGGTCGCGCGGTTGACGACCACGGCGTCGGGGAGGGACCGCTGGATGAGTGCGGCGATCGCGCCGACTGCTGTGCCGCTCGCCTTGTACGGGGCGGTGAATTTGTCGTCGGCGACGCAAGCCGACAGGTCCTGGCCGGTGAGAGTGACGGGGCCTTCGTCGGGATCGCCTTCGATGCTGTCCAGTCGGAAAACGCCCAGGGGCACCGTCTCGCTGGTGCCGTCGGCGTAGCGGATGCCGCGCCGGATGTGGAGCCGGCCGCCGTAGAGGTCGAGCTTCTGGGCGGCGGTCCGCGGGATGAGGGACAGATCCGCCGAGGTGACGGTGCAGGTGCGGCGGATGGCCTGCCCGCGGTCGACGGGCACGCTCCCCCCGGTGTGCTCCAGCGGCAGCGTGGATCCGTCGGTGCGGAAAAGGTAGACCTCGGTGACGGGCGTGTGGGGCTCGGCGAGGGCCGGCAGGAAGCGGCTGCTGACCGGATACACGACGTCAGCCTCCGATCCGGTTGCCGAGGAGCACGTCTTCCCAGGTGGCGTAGGCGGCTGCCACGTCGCCCCAGGTGCCGAACTCGGACAGCAGGTCCTGCCAGGTGCGGCCCGTGCTGCCGTTGACTCCGGCGGTGGCGGGCATGTCGACCTGAGTGGACGGGAGGGTCCACACGCGCCACGCCTCGTCCACGCGCGGCACGAGCCGCGGCAGGCCGACTTCGCCGACGTTGATGTACATGTCGGTCTCGTGGAGATTGGGCCCGACCTGCCACAGCAGGATGTTCCCGGAGTCGAGGAGCCAGTTGAGGGCCTCGGTTTCGGCGTCGCTGCGGGTCCAGACGGTGAGATCGCCCTCGAGCCCGCCGCGCACATCGGAGTGGACGACCGGGTTGCGGCGGCCGCGAATACGGTACGCAGCCTGCGGGATGGGCCGCTGCCAGACGGGCGTCGCCGCCATGACGACCCGCATGTTCCGGTGCGGGTTGGACGGGTCCTTCAGCCACGCCTCGTTGATGCTGCCCGGCTCGATGGTGGCCAGGCCGGATGCCCGCGTGTCCGGGATGACCGCGCCCGCGCCGCGAAGCTCGATCCGGTACCGGAGGGGCACGCCGAGCGGCGCCTCATAGTCCTCGATGACCATGATCTCGCTCGTGACGACCTGGCCGTCGAGGAGCCCGTCAGGGCCGCGCACCAGGGTCCGCTGCCCGCCCACCTCCCGGTAGACGGTGATCGCGTCGCCCGGGTCCAGCTCGCGGAGCGTCAGTGTCGCCATGCCGAGGTCGTCGTGCGCTTCCGTGTCGACCAGCGGCAGCAGCTGCTGCAGCGATACCCCGTCCGCGTAGAGCGTGGAGGAGACGGCTGTGGCTGTCAGCACGTACTCGACCTGGGCGGTCACCGCCCCGGCGGGCGCCTCCAGGTCGGCACTGACGGACCACCAGCTGCTGTCCGCCGGGACCGCCTGAGCGAGAGTCCCGGACAGGGATAGCTCCGTCCCGGCGGCGTCGAACCAGCGGATCTCGGGCGCGACCGTCCACCCTCCGGCGCCGACCTTGGTGACGATCCTGGGGCGCCACGACTGAAGCTCGGTGACCGGGTACCGGGCCGATTGGATCCGGCTCGACGTGGCCGTGGAAGAGGTGATCGCCAGCGCGTAGCTGCCGAAGTAACTCTGGGCGCCCCACGGGGTCGTGCGGGCGAGGGTGGCCACACCGCTGGCGACCGTCCACGCGCCCACGCCCTGCTCGAAGCTGTAGTCGGCATACGGCACGACCGTCCCCAGCTCAGCCATGAGCGGGTTGGGGAGAACCGACACCTCGTCGAGCCGCAGCATCTGTCCGGCGCTGCTGGTATCCCGGCCCACCGCGACGCTGCACGAAGCGGTGTCGGCAGGCGCGGTGCCCGCCGCCCGCTGCCGGTACCAGCCCGTGCCCGACGATTCGAGCTGCGATCGGTGCGCGGCGAGCTGCACGCCCGCCTCGTCATGGAACCGCAGCTCGATCCACGCCGCGGCGGTGCCCGACGCCGGCGGGTTGAGGTAGCACATCGAGAGATAGTCGATGCCCGCGGTGGCCGGGAACCGGCCGGTCGTGCTCGCCGCGAACGCCCCGGCCGCCGCCGCGGTGATAGCGAGCACATGCCCGCCGGCCGTGTAGTTCGTCGACCCCCACGACACGGCCGGCAGCTCGCGGGACAGGGTGGCGTTGGTCTCCCCGGTCCACAGGATGGTGTCGAGCTCGGCCTGCTCGACCGAGAAGGGCACCAGATTGCCGGCGACCCGAACCGGCAGGCCGAGATACACGTTCTCGAAGTAGTGCACGACGGCAGCCGCGGTCGGCGTCGCGGACAAGAGCACCTGCGCGCGGACCGCCCCCGACGGGGCGGCGCCCGCCACGCCCACCCGGTGCCACGTCACCGAAGCCGTCGACGTCGTCAGCGACCAGGTGACACTGATCTCGGCGTTCGCCTCATCCAACCACCGGATACCGACCCGCTCGGGCTGCGCTGAGGCAGACGCGTCCGCCAGTATCTGGTAGACGGTGCCCTCGATCACCGGATACGACGACACGGTTCGTGCCTGCATCTCGCCCGCCGCGGCACTCTTCAACTCAAGGCATCCGTCGCCGTTCCGGCCGCCGCCGCCCAGCTTCAGCGTGCAGTTCAGGTGAGACGTCCAGCCGGACGTGTTCGGGTCGACCATCTCCGTGGTCAGCGACAGCATGTTCCCCGGAATCGCCACAGGTCAGCCCCTCCTTCCCGCCCGCAGGGTGTCCACCAGCTGCCGGTCACGAACCGCGACCCGGCCATCCGCCAGCTCCTCGATGTACGCGTCGAACTCCCGGTCGCCGACCGCCAGGCGCAGACGCGCCCCGTCCAGCGACCCGCCGCCCGCCGGGGCCGACGCCATGCGCGCCAGGCCGGCGGCCTGACTGCTCGTGAATACCGGCTCCGGCCGGCCCGTGCCGTTGTACGCCAGGTTCATTCCCGGCTGGAGGTAGCCGCCGGAGTCATATTTGCCGGGCTCGAATCCGTAGCGGTGAGTGAACAGCCCGGCGTTGTAGCTGCGAGCCCGCCTCCCCACCACAACTCCGTCGCCGCCACGGGACTCCACATTCGTCTTCCCGATGGTGCCCGCGGTGTGACCGACACCCGCGTTCGTGATGCCGATCTGGAACGGCGACTTGGCGTTCAACTTCCATCCGGGCGGGGCATTGCGGCCCCGGAATGCCATCGTCGCCCAGCGGCGGTGCGGCTTCTGCCCCCGGATGACGGACTCAATGGCGGAGAGGAAACCGGAGCAGTCCCAGGACGGGTTGCCGTTGCCGCCCCACTGGTACCGCTTGCCGTGCTGGGTGCGCGCCCACTTCGTGGCACGCTGTATTCGCGGGCCACCGAGACCGCCGGCGCCCTTGTCGTCCGCTTTCTTCGAGAAGCCGAACAGCGAATCGAGGATCTTCGTCGGAATTCTGCGGACCATTTTCCCGAAACCGGTGTCGGCGCCCGGGAACTTGGCCATCAGCGGGTCGACGACGTGCTTGACGCCCGACCGTGCCGACGACTCGAGGCCGTCCTTCAGCCACGAGGCACCCTTCTTCACCGCGTCCCACACGGTGGAGCCCGCGCCCGCCGCCTTCTTCCCGATCCACGAGAAGATCCCGCCGTCCGCGAACTGCTGCGACGTGGACGGATTGCCGCCCAGCGTCGGCGCCAAGGCCGCCTTCACGCCCGTCGCCCCGCGGCTCGACGCGATCCGGTTCATGCTGTTGACGAAGCCGGAGCCGACCGCGCGAGTCCACTCCGGGCGCATGATGGCCTCACCGCCGGACAGGGCGAGCCGCCCGCCCGTCGGCGACACGAACTGGTGCGGGTCACGGCCCGGCGTGTAGCCGGGGAGAATGCCGCCGCTCTCCCAGCCGCCGATGTCCATCTTCTTCAACGGCGAAGCACCGAAAGCATCCGCGATCTTATTCCAGACGGGGACAATACCCTTGTTGTAGACGGTGTTGATGATGAAGCGGACGGGCTTCTCCGCAATGTCCTGGACCTTGTCCCAGGCCTTCTTGATGAAGTCCTTCGCGTCCTCGAAGGAATTGCCGACCGCCTTGATGCCCTTCTTCATGAGGTCGAATGCGGGCTTCAATGCCTTGCCCCACAGCCAGTCGGCCTTGTCCGAGATGAAGTTGAAGACCGGGCGGATGCCCTTCTCCCACAGCCAGGTGGCCTTGTCGCCGACGAACCCGATGCCCTTCTTCAGCAGATCGAAGCTGGGCTTGATGCCGTTGTTCCACACCCACTTCACCTTGTCGGCGATGAAGTTGAACACGGGCCGGAAGATGGTGTTCCACAGCCATTTCAGCTTGTCGCCGACCCAGCCGATTCCCTGCCGGATCTTGTCGAAGCTGGGCTTGATGCCCTTGTTCCACACCCACAGGGCGACCGCCGCGATTCCCCGGAAAGCCGGGCCGATCGCGTTCTTCCACAGCCACGAGGCGATAGCGCCCACGAGCTTGAAAGCCAGGTAGATCGGGGTGAAAACGATCGTCAGCAGCAGCGTCGCGAGGATGCGGGCCGCCGTCGAGATGAAGTTGAAAACGGGCTTGAGGACCGTGTTCCACAGCCACGACGCGGCCGCGCCCACCGCCGACAACGCCGCCTTGATGCCGTCGAAGGCGGGCTTCAGCGCGTTGTTCCACGCCCACAGGGCCGCCGTCTGGATCGCACCCCACACCGTCTGTACCAGGTCCCGGAACCACGCGAAGTTCTTGTACGCGTAGACGACCGCTGCGACCAGCGCGACAATCCCGATGATGATGAGCGTGATCGGGTTCGCGCTCATCACGAGGTTGAACGCGATCATCGCCAGCGTCCACAGCTTCGTCGCGATCCACACCGCGTAGAGCAGCTGGATCAGCCACGGCAGGTTCTCCGCGATCGACGCGACACCCAGGGCCATCGCGCCCAGCACCTGCAGCACCGGACCCGACAGCGGCGACAGGGCACGGCTGACCTCCATGAACGCCGAGCCGATGCCACCCAGGGCCCGGCCCAGCTTCGGCGCCATGTCCGCGCTGTAGGCCAGGAACCGCTCGAACGCCGGGCTGCCCTTCAGGCCGGTGCCCCAGTTCGCGAACCGGCCGGTGATCTCCTGCATCCGGCTGCTGATCGAGTCCATGTGCGGGAAGAAGGCCTGCACGATGCCGGCCATGCCCTTGAAGATCCGGCCGAAGGAAACGCCCATGCCGACGATCGCGGGCTCGATCGAGCCCGCCAGATCCTTCTTGAACTGCAGCCACCACGGGCTCTTGAATCCGCGCGACGCCCGGTCCTGCAACTCGCCGATCGCACGCGCCGCGGCCTCCACGAACGGCGTCAACCCCGGCAGGCTGTTCTTCAGGCCGATCAGAGCCCGCGTGAAGATCGGCATCACCGTGGGCTGCAGACTCCGCGACCAAGCGGAGAACGCCGTCCGCAGCGACGTGAAAGCATTGAACGTGTCCCGGGCCGCGGGCGTCATCTTCGCCAGAGCCGCCTGATACTTCGCCTGCGCCAGGGCAGCCTGATTCACTCCCCCGGCCGCAGACTGCGACGCGGAGGCAACCTGACGCTGAGCAGAGGCGATCGAATCAGCCGCAGACTGCTGGGCCACGGCCAGCGACTCCTGGGCGCGCTGCACCGACCGGGCGCCGTCCGCCTGCACCTTGCTGACGTTGCGCTGCGACTCGGCGACCTTCCCCTGCGCCTCCGCAATGTCCTGGGAGTTCTGGATCTGCTGCCGGGCCGCATCGTCCCGGGCCTTCGCCAACTGCCTACCCTGGTCGGCGACACCCTTCTCCGCCTCGGCGATGCGCTCCTGCGCCGCCTTCACAAGGTCCGAGCCCTCAACGCCCGCCTTGTCCGCGGCCTTCTTCTCCGACGACAGGGACTTCGTCTCGGCCTGCTGCTCCTTCAACCGCTGCACAGCCCGGTCGTAGGCCAGCTGGGCGCGCTGCTGCTCCAGCAGAGACGCCGACGCGCCCTTGGCCTGCACCGCCTGCAAGCCGGCCCGCGCCTCCTGGACGTCCAGGACCGCATCCCGCTCGGACAGCTGAGCGTTCGCCAACTGGTCCGCGAGGTCGGCGAGCTCCTGCGCCGCATCACGGCGCGCCTGCGTCAGATCCTGCTGTGCCTGCCGGGCGGTGCGCTGCGCATCGGCGAGAGACTCCTCCGCCTGCGCGACCCGTTCCACCGCGTCCTGCTGCCGGTCCGCGGCCTGCTCGACCGCGGACGCCAGAGCCCTCTTCGCCGACGTCACCTGCTGGGCGGCCTGCCGGTTCGCCTCCGCCGACGAGCGCACCGCGTCGCCGATGGCCTGCTCCGCCTGGCCGATCTGCCGGGACGCGTTCCGGTGAGCCGCCGCCAGGGCCTGCTGGGCGCCCGCCATCTGCAGAGCCCGCGAGGCGCCCTGGCCAGTGGCCGTCGTCGTCGCCTCCTGCGCGGCCTTCTGCGCCTGCAGCGCCTTGCCGATGTCGAGGAACGCCGGGACAGCGACCGCGGTCAGCGCGCCCACGCCCACCGACGCCGACACGGCGGCCGACGCGATGGACCCGATGCCAGCGGCCAGCACGGGGATGGCGGGAAGGAGCGCCACACCAGCGAGGGCCACCGTCAGCTGCAGAATCGCCGAGCGGGCGCCGGACGTGTCGACGTCGACACGGACCCGGTTCCCGTCGATCGCGGCCATCTGCGCGCGCACCGCGGCGAGCTCCGCCCGCGCCGCGGCCGTATCGGCGCGGACCTGCACGTTCGGGTGGGAGGCGCCGAGCCGCGTCAGCTCCGCCTCGATCAGCTTGATCTCGGCCTTCGCCGCGGCGGCATCAATGTCGATGCCGATCCGCTGGTTCGCCAGGGTCTCCATGCGGACCCGCAGAGCTTGCAGGTCCGCGTCCGCTTCGGAGGTGTTCGCGTCGATGTTGATTTTCGGCAGGGAGCGGAAAGCCGCCTCGAGCCTCGTCTTCAAGGCGCGCGAGAAAGCGCCGCCCGTCTGGTCGCCCTGACGGACGGCGGATGCCCGCGCCTGACGGCCGCCCTGAGTGATGCCGTCCCGCATCGCGCCACGGATCTCAGCGGTGATGCTGGCCGCGATCTGCCGACCGATCTGCTGGCCGATCTGGAGGCCGACGTTGCCGACCTCCGACCGCATCGCCGGCCCGAACGAGCGACCCGCGGCGTTTCCCGCGTCCTCGCCCGCCCGCGTCGCTGCCGGCACCAGCCCGGCCCGGAGCGCGGTGTATATCCCTCTGGTGTTGGGGACGACATCGACCTCGACAGAGCCGACCTGGATCGCCACGAGAGCCTCCTCCCGCGCGTCAGGCCGCGCCGCCGTTGATGAGCTGGAAGAGGGTGTTCGCGCTCTGCTCGGTGAGCGCCGACTTCTTCGCCGCACCGCTCACGCCCGGCCGGCGCATCGGCTCAGGTTTCTTGACCTTCGGGCCCTTACCGCTGGAGTTGGCGACGAGGAGGATGTACTCCAGTCGCCGCAGGCTGTCCGTGATGCCGGCCAGCATCTGCATCTCCACCGACCAGCGGCCCCGCTCCGGCTCCCCGCCCTCCGCCTGCCGCTCGTACTCGTCCGCCGGCAGGGCGTTGCGGAGCGCCGTCATCGTGTGCGACTCGGGCGGCAGGTGCTGGATGAGGACCCGCAGGCGGCGCCACGTCATCCGGCCACGGTGCACGTCCCGGACGTCGATGCCCCGCTCGAGGAGGTCGGCCTCTATCGCCTCCGCGTGCTCCTCGAGGACCGCTTGGGTCCACTGGACTTTCCCAGAGGCTCGGCTCCGGCCTCGGCGCAGGCGTCGGCGAACTCGCCGATCTGCTCCTGGTCCGGGTCCAGGTCGACGTAGGTGTCGTAGTCGTCCTCGTGGACGATGGAGCCCATGAAACCGTCGAAGTCACCGGTGCGCAGGAGCCGCAGAGCGGACGCGCGCCAGCGGGTGGCGGGCAGCGCCCGCAGTTCCTTCGTGACGTCGTCGAGGCCGGACATCGGTATCGGCACGTAGGGGCTGATCTCTTCCTGCTCCGCCTCGGTCTCCAGGGCGTCGGCAGGCGTGGGCTCGGTCTTGCGGGCTGCGGTCATGGCGCGGGCCTCCTCGTTCATGGCGCGGGCAAAGGGGGTTGAAGGATGGGCGGGCCCGGCCCGCGCCAGCAGAGTGGCCCGCCCATCCGGCTCAGGACAGCGGATCCGCCGGAGTGACCGGGATCTTGTCGACGTGGTAGACGGTGTTGCCGGCGGCGTCCGGGTACGTGGTGATGGTCCACTCGAAGCCCGAGATTTCGTCCTGCTTGTACGTGACGTCGGAGCGCTCGCTGATCTCGCCCTCGGGCACGTAGAAGCCGCGGTAGTTGTCGCCGTCGACGACGAGGAACCAGAACGCGCGGCGGTCCGGCACGGGCGATGCGGTCTCCGCGAACTTGGTGATGCCGGAGCCGTCCGCCACGAGGTCCGCCTCGTCGATGCGGTAGTGCAGCGACATGACCGACAGGCGGGACGTCTCCCACATCGTGGCGCTGAACGTGCGCACCGACTGGGTGATCTGCGTGCGAAACGGGCTCGTGAGGCCCCACGGGGTGAACGCCTCGGAGTCCTCGTCCCAGCCGTTGACGAGGCCGTCGTCGGAGATCGCGCCGAGCGCCGCCCACGGGTCGGTGGGGTGCGTCAGCGGCGAGTCCAGAGCGGGAGTGCCGACGGGCGACACCCACGCTCCTCCATTCGCCCCGACCATCGTGAGATCGCTGGCGCGGGTGATTGAAACCATGATTTGTCTCCAGACATGGAAGAAGCCCGCGCACGGGCGGGGGGTTGAGGGTCCGGCGCGGGCCCAGGCCGGTCAGGAGACCGGGTGGCAGTAGATTTCGTAGGTCGCACCGACGCGACGCAGCGCGGTGTTCTCGTATGGGCGGACAGCGGGTAGCGACACGGTTGCGGTCTTGGCGAACACGGCGGTCGCAGTCGTCGATCCGCGAAGCTGATGCAAGATCAGCGTCTTGATCTGCCCGGCCAAGGCGAGCGCGTCGCCGCGGGTCGCCGCGTACACGCTGATGTCGACGAGGGGCCGGTCCAGTCGGAAGCCGTCGTCGTCGCCCCCGGCGCCTTCGACCTGCACTGTGGGCAGCTCGTTGGCCAGGTTGTTGTCGGTCTCATCGCGCACGACCACATCGGCACCGAGGCGCTGCTGCAGCCAGCCGATGAGCTCAAGCTCGACGTCGACCATCAGCGGCCACCCGCCTGCGCGGCCCGCAGCAGCACGTGGTGAGCCCTGACGCGCTCCGTCCCGTACTCGACATGAGCGGCGTAGGGGGCCCGGTTGCCGACGATCGCGACCGCACGGTCCCGGCGCCGCCCGCCGCGCGGCACCGGCTGCACGAAGAAGGAGGACTTGTACGTGCCGCTCTCGATGGGCGCGATCCCCTCCGCCACGCCCTTGATGACCTCGGCCCGGCGCACCACCTCCGCCTGGATCATCGGCGACCGCAGCAGCTGGCCCACGCCCCTCTTGGACATCCTGAAGCGTGCGGGCATCATGACCTCCTCAACTCACTCAGGGGGCCGGCATGGACGTCAAAGGCGTACAGGGCAGCATCAGCTTCGACGGCGAATGGATCACCATCACGAAGAGGGCCGTCGGGCAGCGCCCGCAGGAATTCCGTCTCCGGGCCGCCGATGTGACGGGCACCCGGCTCAAGCCCGCCACCCGCCTCTTCCACGGCTACCTGCAGTTCGTGCTGCCCGGCAGCGCACCCGCCGACGAAGCGACAGGCATCCTGGCCGGCGGCCGCCCACCGCAATCCGACCCGCACAGCCTGTCCATCCCTCGCCGCAGCAACGACAGTGCGACCAAACTCATGGCCGCCGTGGAGCAGGCCCGCAGTTAGCCCGTGACCCGGTCCGCGGCGAACTGGATCGGTCCCGGCGTGCCGGTGAACGGGGAACGTCCCCAGTCACCCGGCTCTCCCGTGATCTCACAGCGGACGCCGCGGACCATCACCCCGTCCGTGGTACGGACATCGCTGCCCGCCGGGGCATACACCGTCCACCCCACGACGACCGTGTCCCGCGCCTGCTGCTGATCCCCACCCACCTGCGGAGTCTCCGAGCGAGGCGTGACCACACAGCCCGCCAGATCGAAGGACTCGTCCAGGCCAGGGAGAGGCTGGCCGCGCGGATCACGCCCCGGAGAGGCGCCAGTGCGCAAGACCCTCACCGTCTCCCCGAACAAGTACGGGCCGGGCATCAGACCCAGCCCCAGCCCGGCTCATACTCGAGCCCCGGACCGTAGGAGTCGTCCATCGGCCAGGTCGGCGACGGATCCGCTGTCGCCGGCGTCGGATCCACAGTGAACGCGCCACCCCGCCCCGCCAGGGACTTGAGCGCCGCCTTGTCGGCCTTCGTCATATACAGGCCGCCCGACCCCGACGGCCGCTGCACCGCCATCGGGCCGATCGTCTCGTAAGACACCTGCTGCGGATTCACATACGCCCGGCCGGCCACCGACAGCACCACAGCCGTCGCCTGATCCGGCAACGGCTTCACCACCGACTCGGCCAGCGCCACCGCCTGCGCGATCAGCAGATCAGCCCGGTCGCCCTGGATCGTCTCCATGCCCAGGTACAGCCCGAGCTGCTCAGCCGTCGGGACCACGAACACCATCGCCGTCGCCTCCTATCGGGTCAGGCCCTCGACCGCATCGCACCACGCCGCGAGCTCGACCGTCGGATCCAGCTCGAGCGAGCGGGCCTTCGCCCGCTTCGACGCCAACCGGTACTCGGCCGGCGCCAGGAGCTTCCGCAGCACCGCCTCGTAGCCGTCCACATCCGTGCGGTCCACGAAGATGCCCGCTTCGCCCAGCGACTCGCACAGGCCCGGTGTCGGGTGCGCGACAACGGGAATTCCCGAGGCGAGCGCCTCCGCACCGGCCCGGCCCCACGACTCATACGAGGACGGCATCAGCAGCACCTTCGTGCGGCCGTACACCCGCTCCCGCATGTCCTGGCCGTCCACGTGCTCGACGATCTCCACGTTCGGCAGGTCCGGGAGGATCTGCTCCCCGTAGGCGCCGCGCACCGCGAGGAACTGCTGATCCGGCATCCGGCGGGCCAGAGCCTCGAAGACCCGGCCGCCCTTGGCCTCGCAGCAGTTGACCAGAGTGATGGCCTTGCCTGGCTTCGTCGCATAGTCCGCGGCGACCACCGGCGGCCGCACGACCAGCTCGGCGCCCGGCCGGACTCCCCGCGGGTATTCGGCGAAGAACAGCTCCGCCTCGGCCTGCATCCACAGCGAGTTGTAGACCGCCAGCGCGGTCCCGCCGCCGGCCATGTTGCGGAACGTCGGCCTGTGCGTGTTGTGGCAGATGACGACCAGCGGCTTCCCGAAACCACGGGTGAGCGCCGCCGTCGACGGCACACACTCCAGATGCGAGACCAGCACGTCGGCCCTCCGGACCGCCGCCCCGAAATCCAGACGAGCCTCCAGCGGCACGACCCGGATGCCCCGGTACTCGTACTCCTCGCGAGCCCTGCTGTACCGGGACAGCCACACCTCCACTTCGTGACCACGGGCGGCCAACGGCCGCAGCATCGCCACGAGCATGTGCTCCGCCCCCGCATTGTGCTCCGGGGGCATCGCGTGCACACGGGCCACAATCCGCAGCGGGGTGGCCGTCCCGCCCGGCGCGGAAGCCGGGACAGCCCCGCCCATCAGGTCGCCGACGGAGTGCCGGTGTACTTGACGAACGCCTCCGCGTCGCCCAGCACGAACCCGTAGTACGCCTCCGCGAGGAGGAGCACCAGGTTCTCCTGGAACGCGGAGTGCACGCCGCCGTCCTCGTCGATGTACGTCGCCTCACGGGAGATCTTGACCGTGATGTCCATGCCGACACCGAACGCCGTCTGCGACCAGTCGCCGCCGATCGCCCGCAGGCCCGTGTCCGTGCTCGTAACCTGACGCCGCACCTTGCCCGACACGCTGCGGGAGTACGCCAGCGGGTTGCCGATCAGAGAACCCGCCGTCGCCATGCCCGTCCCCGAATCCCGGGTCTCGACGAAGATCGGACGCCCAGTGGTGTCCGTCGCGCCGAGGAGCTTCGGCTGCAGCCGGTGGTCAGCGACCGTACCGGTGTAGTCCCAGTCGTCGTCGACGATGTCCTCCATGCCGTCGACGAAGTCCTTCCAGATGCCGCCGTTGGCCTGCGTCGCCGTGCCCAGCGCGACCGCCTTGGTCGTCATCGCCAGGTAGTCGGCGAAGGGGCCGACGGCGCCCTTCATGGTCTTGCCGTGGATCGTCGCCCGGTCGAACGCCCGGGAGAAAGCCGTCGGCAGGTCCGACTGGAGCTGCGTCCACAGGCCCGCCGCATTGGACTGCACGACCTCCATCGCCGCCGGGATGAGGACGGCCAGCTTCTTGCCGGACATCTGCTTGATGTCGACGCCGCCCGTGCCCAGCGGCTTCCGGCCGGCCTGGTCCACCCAGTCGGCCGTCGGAACGTCCAGCGGCACCGGGACCGCCGTGTTCGCCGACATCGCCAGCGGCACCCGCCGCGACAGCGACATGACCGCCGACTGCTCGACGGACTTCTCGAAGACCGGCCCGGTGAGCGTGGCCGGGAGGAACGTCGCATTGACGTCCGAAAGCTTGATGGGGGCTGTAGCAACCATGGAGGGCTACCTCTCTCAGTGGCCCTTCAGGGCCTGCTGCATGAGTCCGGCGAAGATGTCGCCAGGATCGGAAGATGATCTGTTGCCGTTGCCCGAGGAACCCTGCGTGCGATCCGGCGCCGGGCGGCGCGGACCACTGTCGGAGGGCTTGGCCCAGTGCGGCTTGCGCTTCAGGAGCTCGGCGAGATCCCGCTTGATGCCGTCGGAGTCGATAACTCCGTCCTCATCCACATACGCGGCGAGGTCGAGGGCGCCCGCGGCGTCCTCCGGGTCGGCGAACTCCGCCGACGCGAGCGCCTCGACCTTCGAGGCGACCGCCGTGCGGACCGCTTTCGCAGCCCGCTCCTCGGCAGCCGTGAGCTGCTCGGTGAGCCGCTCCTGCTCCGACTTCTGCGCGTCCTCCAGTTGCTTCGCCTTCGCGGCGAGCGGCTGGAGCTCCTTGAGCCGCTTACGGAGGTTCTCCGCCTCCGAATTGGCCTTCTTGATCTTGGCCTCTGCGCGTGCCCGGTCGAACGGCTCCTCCTCGGTGACCTCCGCCTCCGGGGCGGTCGTCTCCTGCGGCTCCTCGACGGGCTGCTCGCTCTGGGTCTCTTCGGGCATGACTGTTTCGCCCTCCAGGGGCTGAGAAAGGCCACCACCAGGGCAGCCACGGGATTACAGAACGGGCATCTGCCCGTGCTCCGCGAGCGCCCGCCGGAAACGGGTGAGCTGCTCGCCCGAGTGAGGCGCCGCGAACTCGCGGTACAGCCGCTCCCACTCCTTGGCCTTATCGGACAGCTCGAAACGCTGCCCCCTGAACACCGGGACCACGCCGCAATGGCAGCCGTCATGAGCCCGGAAGTCTGCTGTGTCCTGCTTGTAGACCGAACCGCGGGTCGCGAGCAACTTGCAGAACGCGCACGCACCCAAAGCCGCCGAGCGAGCCCACGCCGTCGCCTGCCGGTCCCGCCGAACCGCCTCCTGGACAGTGCCACGGCCCTGGTCGGCCACCAGTTTCTGCCCGACCGCCTCGGCCTTCTTCTCCGCCTGCGCCAGCCGGACATCGAGCGGCTCCCGCTGCGCGTCCGTCGTCGCCGGATCATCCGGATCCCGCACCCAGACGTCCTTCGTCGCCCAACGCAGCGACGCCTCCACCTTCCCCTCGGGCGGCGGATCCAACAACGGCACCGTGAACCGGCCCGTCACCCGAGCCGCCACACGCTCCGCCTCGTAGTAGTCCGCCGCCAGCGACGCCGACGCCGCCCCGTACTCACCGACCAGCGCGCGCACCGCCACAATCCAGTCCGGCACCGACTCCTGCAGCCGCGACGGAACAATCAGGCGCCGCAGTCCCCGCATGTCCCGCACCAGCATCCGCGTCAAACCGCGCTGCGCCCGCCGCTGACGATCCGCCGAAACGCCGCCGTCAGAGACCCTCGTCGCCATCCGGCGCCTCCGGATCCACATCCGGGTCCGGCTCCTCCTCGACGCCGGCCCCTGCCAGACGCTCCAGCAACTGCCGGCCCTGCGCCCGGCGCCGCTCGGCCGCCACCCGCTGCCGCTGATCCTCCGTGAGCCCCGCCATCTCCAGCGCCACATCGGAGTCCTTCGGCAACAGGCCGGCCTGCACCATCTTCACCGCAGCATCCGTCTGCGCCGCCAAAGTCGGTGTCGCCGGGTTCCGCCACACCGCCTCGATACGCCGCGACCGGTCCGGCGGCTCGCCGTCCCGCACCCACAGCGCGAGGCGCATCGCGTCCCGGTGTGTCGCCCCGAAGCGCCGGATGCGCCTCTCGGCCTTCTTGACCAGCATCCCCTCCGAGGAACGGATCGCGTCCGCGCTCGCCGGGTTGTCGCTGGTGTAGCCCAACATGTGCGGCGGCAGACCCAGCTGTGTCGCCATGATCCGGGCGTACAGGTCCAGAATCTTCGTCTGGCCCGACGGGTCATGCGCCGTGAACTGGCCCACCTCCGGGGTGTTGCCGTCCTCGTCCCGCTCCAACGCCAGCACCCGGCCGATGTACGTCTCCCACGCCGACTTGGCGTTGCCCTCAGCGTCCTGGAAGGCGGACTCGGAGGCGCCGAGGATGTACCGCTGCGGGGCGCCGAAGAACTCGGCCGCGACCTCCATGCCCATCAGCCGGCGGCACGCCGCATCGGTGATGCTCATGACCTCGGGCGTGATCTCGCTGTGCCCGACCCGGTCCGCAGTGCGCTGGCGGTTCGCCATCCGCAGCACTGGCGGCACGCCCAGGCGGTGCTGGTCCCGGTCAAGAACCTCCCAGCCGTCATTCACCTGGACCGCAAAGATCGTCTCGTCCGGCATGTAGAGGCTGATCAGCCGCTCGCCCGGATCCAGACCGAAGTCGAACTTGTCCAGCGACTCCCGCAGCGCGAACCTCGGCACCCGCAGACGCGCATCCCAATCGAGCGTCATATCCAGAGGCGACTCGAACGTGATCAGCGGAGGGAAATCCGCATCATCCGCCGAGCCGACCGTCACATACTCGCGGCCATACGTCAGTGCGTCCAAGTGCGCCAGCGACGACTCGTCGAACAAGTCGTTCGCCTCGGCGATCTCGCTCAGATCCGACGAATCCGACCCGTCCGCCCACCGGAACGCCTCCAGGTCCAGGCGCTGCTCCAGCGCCTCCACACCGATCCGAGGCCAGCCGATGACCGTATGCAGCCCATTCAGCTGCGGCGGAATGCTGATCCCCAGATCACGCACCAGCTGCTCGCCGTTGAAATACGAGTCCAACAGCTCCAGGCGGAACCGCTGATTCATCAGATCCGACCGCAGCATCGTCAGAGTCTGCTTCTCGTCATCCGACAAGCCGATCAGAGGCAGAGTGGGAGTCGTCATCGCAGCACCACCACCCTCCCGGAGCGCGACCGCTTCTTGCCGAGACCCTTGGAAACCGCATCAACACGGCACTGCCAAGCGAGGACAGCCGCCACCGCGGCGTCGATCTTTCGAGGCGACTCCGGATGCTCCTTCGCGATCTGAATACCCGACCGGGACTCCCGTCGCCGAGCGTTCAGCACATGCCGCGTCAGCACACTCGACCCGTCATGCGTCAACTCGCCGTCCACCACACTCGACCGGAACTTCTCCAACGCCCGCACGATCAAGCTCGACCGCCCGCCCGTCATCCACCACTCGATGGGGTGCTGCATCGTGGCCTTCACCTTCAAGCGCCGGCCGTGCTTCGCCTCCCACGTCGCCACATGCGACTCCCACTTCGCCGGGTCCGCATACATGCCGACAACCTTGAAGCGGCGGAAGGCATCCTCGACCGCCGACAGAACCTCGATCGTCGGCACCTGCCAGTCCGTACCGAAAGGGCCGTCCGGCTGCTCCCAGCAGCCCAGGAGGAACAGGTGGCCATCCGACACCCGGCAGCCCACGAGCGCGGTCGCGTCCGTCACGCCCCGAGACCGCCGGCGGGAACCATCGAAGCCCAGTACGACTTCCTCACCACCGCTGATCAGCTTGTCCGCGGCCGCCACTCCCGCCCACTCGGGCTGTGAAATCCAGGAGTCGGAAGCGTGCGTGATCTGGTTCAAGTAGAAGCGCCGGGCATCCTGCGGATGCGTCGACGGGTCCCACACCTCGGCTGCGATGCGGTCCAGATCGACCCAGCCGCCCGCCGAATCAGCGGAGTCGCCGTACACGAACCGCAGGCCCGCCAGCAGAGACTCCCGGTCGGCCATATCCGTGCCGGCTTCCGCCTCCCGGTGGTCGTACAGCAGACCGTCATCCTTCGCGCGGCCCTCAGCGATGCGCTTCCAGTACTCGGCCGAATCCTCCGCAACGCTGCCCTCCCCAGGGAGATAGGCGTTCGGCGACTCGATGCTCGTCCCGTTCGTCTTACCGAGGTTCCTCCGAAGCGTCGCAGCGAGCTTCACGCCGCCGTTCGACGGCCGCCACTCCTCCGTTTGGTCGAGCACGCAGAAGATCGGCCGGTTGCCCTCCCGGGACGTGGCCGCGCTCGTCACGAACTCGATGCGCCCCTTGGGCAGGTTCACGAAGGTATCCAGAGGCTCCAGGCCCGGATACTCGTCCAACGCCCGCCCCTCACGGAGCATCTCCAGCAGCGGCGCCCACGCGTTACGCGTCTGGTCCTCCGACACGGCCGCCAGCTGCACCCACGGCGTCCGCAAGTCCGCCCACGGCCGCCCTACCGGCTCGCCGTCCGCATCCCAACCGTCAGGGACGACATCCGCCAGCGCCTCCGCGCAAGCGATGGCGGCGAGCACCGGGCTTTTCCCCACCCCTTCGGCCGAGAGAGCACACCACGGCGATACCGCCTCCTCCCCGTGCGCGGATCGATCGCGTAGAAGTTCAAGATGAACTGCGCCTGCTCCCGGGTCAGAACCAGCGGCTCAGAATCAGCACGGTCCGGAGCGGCGAGCATCTCGCCCATCCAGTCCAGCACCTCATACCCGAGAGTCGGCATCTCGCCGGCGTAGCTAGGCCCCCGCCACGGCATCGCCACCTCCAGGGAGAACCTTCAAGTCCGCGTACCTCTGCTTCGACGAACTCCCCGGCGGGCGCTTCGAATCCGCCTCGTCGGCCTGCGCGAACTGCATCCGCAGCCTCGCCCTGTCCTCCGGGGTCGCGCCGAACTTCGCCACCCGTAGCCGGAGCTCGGCGGCCGCCGACATCTCCCCCGACCACAGCCGGGCGTGCACCACCGCGGTGTCCAGAAGGAAGTCCCAGTCCGTCGAGCTGAAGTGCTCAGCCTGCGGGCTCGCCTTCCACATCTCCCACCAGTCCAGCGTCCGCGCCGGCCACGAGTGCTCGACGAGATCGCCGTCCTTCATCACCTGCAGCGTCGGCAGATCCGGCGGCTCCGCCTGCTCGAACCGCAGCAGAGTCTGCGCGATCGGGTCCTTGTTGGCTCGCGCCCGGCGGGAGGAGTCCTTGGGCTGAGGGCCGCGGCCGGCCATGGCGACCACCACCCTTCAAGATCCAAAGTCCCCAGAACCGTAGCCACGGACGCCATGTACACGTTCCCGATGGCCCTACCGCGGGGGGAGGGGGTATCCCCCCAGGGTCTCGGGCCGGCGGGACCAGTAGGTCACCCCGAGCCGGCCGGACCGTCCTCGTGCGTCCAGGCGTGTGCCCACAGCTCGGTGAGGTCAGGCTCCAGGCTGATCGTCTGCCTGTCGTCGTCGCCTCGTGCGAGCTCGGCTTGGATGGTGATCGGTACGACGACGTCGCACTCGGGACACTGGACGTGCAGCATGCAGGTGGCTGCCATGCCTGCCTCCCTCCGGTGCCCTACGCCTGCGCCTACCGCCTGCGCCTGCCGGCGTTGGCCCTGCTCCCTGGCCATGCCCCTGTCCTCGCCTTGTGCATGCGCGCGCAGTACCCCTTGGCCCGCGGACCGAGGTACTTGGAGAGCTGTCGGTTACACCTGGTCCAGTCACCGGGCGTGCCCCATCGGATCTTGGCCGCCCCTGCTCCGCTGCCCCAGTACCGCTTGAGTGCGGAGGCGTTGCCGCTCTTGCTCCTGGCCACGTTGGATCACTCCTTCTGTGGCGCGGGCTCCTGCTCTTGCTCTGCGTCTACCCGCTGGATGTGGGCTTGTTGCCCGCTGGGTATGGCGAGGCAGATGCCTTGGCCGTCGGTGAAGATGGCCCAGCCGCCGGTGAAGGTGAGGGTGAGTTCGGGGTCCTCGATGAGGACGTCTTCGCGGCGTTGTTCGGCGGGGTGCTGGATGAGGTAGGCCGGCATCACTTGAGCCCGGGGTGATCTTCGGGGGGCCTCTTCCGCCCGGGCGGCGGGTTTGCGAGCCGGGCCTCGTTCCCTTCCCGTGACGACTTTTGATCATGGCAGGGTCCGCATACGCCTTGAAGATCGGCATCCCCGTTGAGGTCGGCCTTGGCCACGATGTGATCGCAGAACACGGACGGCCTGACGCCGCATAGAACGCAGGTCACGTCCCTCGCAAGAATGCGGGCCCGGATCTTGCGCCAGCCAGGAGGCAGACGTTCGCGCCTCCGGGAGTCCCGCCATCCGCCCGACATGTTCCCCCTTGGCTGCCGCTGCTCGTGGGAATGGGGCGTCTCGTAAGACGCCCCACCATGCCGTGCCATGTCACGCCAAACCCCGCCAGGCCATGCCAAGCCTTGTCGAGCCGCTCCTGGCGACTTCAGTGTCGCATGGCAAAGGGCACCCCGTAGGGTGCCCCGCCATGCCTTGCCAAGCCGGGCCTTGCCAAGCCGAGCCACGCCTTGCCCTGTCGCGCCGTGCCTAGCCTTGCCGGGCCCCAACCTGCCCTGCCGTGCGGTCACAGTCTATCCCGGTTCGCCTTCAATCCGGGCGAGTCGCGCCTTGAGTCCGGCGATCTCCGCCTCGCTGCGGTTCGTCCGCTCCGACACCTCGGACACCACCGACTCAAGCCGCTGCTGCCGCACATCGAACCGCCGATTGAAGTCCATCTGCATCGAGAAGGCCCGTGCGGTCGCCTCCGTCAACTGCCGTACCTCTGGCGGCAACCCGCGCAGGTCAACGTTCACGACCTTCGAGTGGCCCCGCTGAAGGGCGTGCGACGCGCGCCGCTGCTGACCTCGCGCCAGCACCACATGCTCATCAGCACGCACCACCCGGTAGCCCACGTTCGGCACAGCGACCAGCGCGTGCTTGTCGACAGTCTCGAAAGTGCGCGCCGCACGGCGGATCGCGGACTGCAGCACCGGGCGGTCCTTCTCAGCATCCAAGCTGAGCACATCCGCCGCATCCTCGTAGGTGATGACGTCGTCCACCGCGAGCGGCTTCAGCATGTCGTACACCATGCGCCAGCGCGCGACCTCGCCAACAGGCTCGAACGGGGCGTTCACAGCTTCACCACCTCGGCGAGGAACCGGCCGAACCGGGGCCGGTAGTCACCCAGGCCGATCATCGCCCCCGCTGTGTCCGCGATCGCAGTCAGATCCTCGAACGACAGCACCGCCGCATCCAGGGTGCCCTCCGCCTCAACGCTCCACTGACGGAAGCGGGGACGGCACCGGATGACACGATTCTGCTGGACCTTCACCGAGGCCATGTGGCGGAAGTTGTCGTCAGCCCAGAGGCCGTCCACATCGCGCGGGCCCTTGTAGCCCAGCGGGTTCACGTCGGTCGAGATGAACACGCCGCGCGTCACCTTCACCCCGGACCGCGTCACCTTCGCCGCGTCGGTGAGGCAGCGCTGGATGTTCTCGCCGGGGATGTACGGGCCCACGTCGGGGTCGTGGTACAGGCCGCCCGCGTGCTCCAGGCGGGCCAGCTCCTCGTAGTCCTCGTCGGTCTTGGCGCGCTTGGAGCTGACCTTCTTCATCGCCTTCGCGATGGGGTCGAGCGGGTTCGACAGCCTTGCGCTGTGCATCAGCAGTTCGGCAGTGCCGACGATCGTGATACGGAACTCCATGATTCCTCCTGGATTTGCGGAAGCCCCGAGCCAGGAGACTCGGGGCTTCCTTCCCGCAGTGATCAACTGCGGGCGCTATTGGGTTTGGTGCTACGTCCGCCGGCTCCACCACCACACGCCGAGCGTGTCGCCCTTCATGGATTCGACGCTGCCGCCGAGCGAGGCGAGGACCTGGCCCATGTCGTCGTAGTCCCAGTGGTGGACGTGCGTCTCGTGCTTGTTGCCGTCGACTTCGCCTTGGGGGGCTTCGACGATGGGGATGCTGACGAGGATGTTCCACGCGCCGGCTTGCTGGATGCGCTGGAGCAGGGCGACGGCTTCGTCGCGTTCCATGTGCTCGAGGACGTCTCCGCACAGCACAAGATCCCGGTGGTACAGGTGATCGGGCGCTTCGCGGGCGTCGAGGTTGTGGACTTCGTCGTACTTGGCTTTGAGCTTGTACCGGCCGATGTACGGCTTGTGGATTTCCACCGCGGTCCACCACACGCCTTCGTGGTGCGGCCTCAGCAGCTTGGCGTAGGTGCCGTCGCCGGGGCCGATGTCGGTGACGGTGTTGGGCTGGTGGCGGTTGAAGCGTTCGAGGGACCAGTCCTTGCCCTCGGCGATGGATGTGGGCATGGCTGTCTCCGGGTGGTTGGGGCCCGCCCCGGCTCGAGGGTGAAGTCGGCCGGGGCGGGTGCTTTGGTCCCGCTGCCCGGCGCGTGGGCCGGCCGGGCAGCGGGGGAGGCGCCACTGGGGGGGATCGAGCGCCTCGTATCGGGGGTCAGGCGGCTTTGCGGCCTGCGGGCAGTGCCGGCGGGTCGCCGGGCTTGACGAGCTCGCGTGTCCACTCGTCGCGTTCAGCCACGGGCAGTTCGGAGACCCGGTATCGGACCTTGCCGCGGCCCTTCCCGTACCGGTTGATGCGCCCTTCGTGGGCCCATCGCCGGATGGTGACGCCCGGGCGGCCTGTGTAGTAGGCAGCGTCTGCCTCGGTGATGAGTCCGCGGGGTTCGGTGGCCATCGCACCTCCCCTGTACAGCAAAAAGGGCCGCCATAGCAGGCGGCCCTTCAAGTCACAAGTGTCTGATGAAATGAACGATACGTTCGGGCTGGTCAGGCGTCAAGCGGATCCGTGATCGCCGAATAGATCACGGCTTGCGTCCGCAGTTGTCGACCGCAGCTTCTTCATTCTCCTGTTTGCTTCGGACATGGGCGCTGCTGCGCCAGACTGTCTCCATGCCTCTGGTGTGGACGGTGCAAGCGGATTCCGAGCGCGAGACCCGAGCGGCGTTACAGCGCCTGTGTGTGGCGTTGGGCGCCGAGCCTGTCGGGCGGGTCATGCGGCTGCCGGGTCGGGATCGTTGGATGGCGAGGGCGACTACTGCTCGGCAGCAGCAGCCCGCCGGTACGCGCCCATGACGACGTCGAAAGCCTGCTCGGCGGTGCGGCCCGGGGCCTGATTCCAGTCTCCGATAAGCGCCCCCCAACCTCTCCCCTTCAGTTCGCTCAGGACATGCCAAGCGGCTTGTCCGGCGGCGGCTTCGGTGCCGACGCCGAGGTGTACGGCGGTGATGATGGCCCCACAGATGCAGCGCTGCCCGCGCCAGTTCCGCATGTGGTGCGGGCGCTGCTGCCAGCCCCATTCGCGGAGGATGGTCGCGGCGACGTACAACTGCGTTGATGGCAGGTGGGACAGGTCGGCGCGGTGGCGGTGCGCCCAATCGGGCAGGGCGCGGGCGAGCCGGCCGGGGAGCCGGACGTCGACGGGTGGTCGGGTGCCGTGGGGGTTGATGGCGCCGAGGGCTTCGGTGACGAGTTCGTCGACGGTTTTCGTCAGCAGGCGCCGGGCGGCGGGGGCGGCGGGCGCGGTCCGGTCCCAGCCGGCGGTGATCCCGGCCCACGCTTCCCCGGTGCCGTGCTCGTCGAGGATCCGCGCGGCGGCTTGGTCGAGGGCGGCGGGGGTGAGCGTGGGCGCGGACATCAGGCGGCCTTCGCTGCCGCTTTGCCGGTGCCGGTGCATTCGCCGCACACGGTGGTGAGCTGCTTGCCGCCGAATGCGGAGTAGAGGGCCCCTTGGCCGGAGCACTGCCAGCACTTGCCTTGAGCCTGGGCCTTGGCTGGGGGCGTGGCCTTGTTCTGCTTCTCCCACTGGGCGTCGGTCTTGCCGCTGCCGGTGGCGATTTTGGTGACGGCGGGGGCGGGGGTCTTGGCGGGCTTGGTGTCGGGGACCTGCGCGTACCAGGAGCCGCCGACGCCGGCGCCGCCGTGGGTCTTGCGTTCGTGGGTGCGGAGCGCGGTGGTGGCCGTTTTGGCGTCGCGGTAGCGGGGCTTCTCGCTCTTGCCGCAGGGGCACTTCCAGCCGCAGAGTCCGGACCTTTTGTCCTGCCCGAACCGGGCGGCGGCGGCGACCTTGAGCCGGGAGACTTTCATGGTCTGCGGCTTGGCGGGGCACGGCTTGGAGCCGGTGAAGCTGCCGTCCTTGCCCTTGGTGAAGATCTGGCCGTTGCCGCCGCAGCGCTGGCATCCCTGGTGGGTGGCGCGGAGGATCGCGGCGTCTTTCCGGGACTGGACGGTCGTGGTGTGCTTCTCGCCCTGCTGGGCGACGAACCAGGCGAGGTCGGTGGCCCTGCGCTGCCAGAATCCGCCGCGGCGGGGCTTGCGGGCGACGCTCTTGCGCGGGCCGGGCTTCCGGCGGCTCGAGGCGGCCGTCCGGCGGCGTGCGGGCTTCTTAGTGGCCATGGTCGATCATCCTTCCTCAGAACTTCACAAATATGGATCAATAGGGTGTCCGTGGGCCGTCCGTACCCCGGCCGGACCCCGTCCCGAGGGCGTCCCACCTGCGGACATGCACTTCTGGTGGGACGCCCTGCGGACGGGCCCGGGCCGGGCCGTGGACGGGGTCAGGACGGGGTGCGGGACGGGGCAAATAGGGCAGCGGCAGCCTGTTCGGCGACAGCCCGTTCCCAGCCGCGGACCCGGCCATTACCGGTGTCCTGTCGGGTCGAGGTGGCGCCCCGCGCGAGCCCTGCGAGAACGCCCTGCAGTTCCGTCGCGTCGTCGGCGACGCCCGCCCCGACGATCAGCGAGGTCGGCAGCCAGTCCACGCCGCGCGAGTCGAACAGCCGCAGCATCGCCGCGACGACCCCGGCCCGCTCGTCCTCCAGCACGTCGAGCCGGTCGGCGACGGAGACCGCGCCGGGCCCTCCGCTGCGGGTGATGACGTGCAGCAGGTCGGCGGCGGCCAGGCTGTCGTGGTCGAACCAGGGCCGGCCCGCGGCCTGGCGGTCGGCGACGGCCTGCCGGATCTGCTCCCGCTCCAGGCGGTGCCACCGCCACTGGATGGGCCGCAGGAACCCGGGGCCCTTGATGTAGAACTTCGCGGCGTCGTAGACCCGCTCCTCATCGACGGCGGGACGCAGCCGGTCGGGCCGGTAGCCGTCCGCGGAGGCGCCTGTCCCGAACACGAGCCGCACGTCCTCGGAGCGGGACGCGAGCATGATGCGGTAGGTGACGGCGCTGGCGATCGCGTCGCCGAGCGCCTCGGCCGTGGACTCCTGCGCGGCGAAGATGAGGTGCACTCCGGTCTCCCGGCCGAGCCGCAGCAGCTCGATGGCGAGCGTCTTGGCCTCCGGGGGCAGGTAGATGAACTCGTCGACCACACCGAAGATCGAGGGGTGCTCGGGGGACGGCTTCCACAGGTCGCCCATGTTCTTCGCCGACTTGACCTTGTTGCGGGCCCGGGCGATCTGCACCAGGTGCGACAGCCATTCGGTGCACGCCTTCCCGCCGCGGATGGGCGGGGCGGCCATGACGCCTTCGAACTCCGCCAGCCCGTCCTTGGCCGGGTCCATTTCGACGGCGACGGCGTCCCGGCAGGCGGTGATGGCTTCCAGCAGGGACCGGAGCGCGCCTTTGGTCTTCGCCGAGCCGGAGGAGCCGATGATGAGCATCGACATGCCCTGGAGGCGGAATTCGAGCGGGGCGCCGTCCATGCCCTGCCCGTAGCCGACGATGTCCCGGACGGACAGGCTGTTGGGGGCGTGCACGGCCGGCCGCGGCATGTCGGTGAACGGGTCGCTGGTGACGAGCCGGAGGGTGATGTGGGCGGACCGCTCGGGGTCGGGCTCGATGAGCGTGCCGCCCTTGGCGATGTCGAAGTGCGTGTCGAGCTGGTCGGCGACAGCGTTGACTTTGCCGGGCGTGGAGCCCTTGAGGTCGACGTCGACTTCCCAGCCCCATTTCTGTGCGGCCGCGATGTCGATGCGCCGGGTCTCGACGCCTTCGGCGTAGAGGGCGCGCGAGACGCATTCGAGGACCTGACCCGGAGACTTGCACCAGGCGAGGGGGTACGGCTCCTCGCCGTCGTCGGTGTCCTCGTCGGCGATGAGCTGCCCGGCGGGGATGCCGGGGCTCTGGATCCGGTACCGGCCGTAGAGGGTGAGGGCGGCCGTGGTGGCGAGCGCGGTGACGCTGGGCGGGACGGCCCACGAGTAGTCGAGGGCGGTCATGCCCGCGTACTTCACGAGCGCCCACCAGCCGGTGAGGTTGAGGGCGGCGGTGGCGCCGGCCATCCAGCCGAGGGTCTTCCAGCGGCGGCGGCGAACGCGTTCGACTTTGCCGAAGTCGCCGCCGGAGCTGACGCCGCCGAGGGCTTCCTGGAGGTCGTGGGCGCGAATGTACCGGTAGCCGAGTATGCAGGTGGCCTTGGCTCCGGCGCCGAAGTAGTGGCCGCCGGTCCAGGCGCCGCGGGCGGTGAGGCCGACGGCCCGCCCGGTGGCTGCGGCGGCGACCATGGCCGCCCCGCCGGCCCGGTACAGGACCGGGGCCCGGTGGGGGCGGACTTCGATGACGCCGTCGGCGATCTCGCCTCCGTCGCCCTTGATGATCTCGCCGGGTACGACGACACGGTCCCAGCTCGTGGTGCCCGCGTGCGGGGCCGTCTCGATGCTCACGGTCGTATCTCCTTCTTGTCGTAGTGGTGGTCAGTGGCTGCCGGTAGCGGCCTGCTTGGCGGTGATGGCCGCCTGCTTGCGGGCTGCGTTGACGTACTTCGGGGTGTCGCCCTTGGTCCTGCGTCCGGGTCGCGCGGGCGGGTTGTAGACGCGCTTCTTCGCCGCGTTGGGCATTTGCGGTGCACGCTGCGCGTTCGGGACCTTGCTCGGCGTGTTGCCGGAGGCTTCGGAGCGGGCCATGGCCACGCGCCGGGCGGCGGCGTTACGGCGGCGGATCTGGTCGACGGTCTCGCCGGGCTTGGTGGCGTGCAGTTCGTCCCAGGCGCGGATCCACACGTCTTCGGTGACGGTGGTCTCGCCGACTGCGGCGGCGATCCGCAGCGCCCACTTCCACTCGTCGGGGAACTGCTCGGCCCGCTCGGTGGCGAGCTGTTCGGCCGCGGCCTGCCGGGCGTCGGCGGCGGCCTTCTCCTTCGCGGCTTTCTCCTTCGCGGCGGCCTTCTCTGCTGCGGTCCGGCGGCGCCGCTCGCGCCAGGTTTCCTTCCCGTCGCGGACCCGGATCCGGCCGTGCTCGTGGAGGTCCCAGACGCCGGGGCCGGCGATGGAGGCGAAGGCGGTACCGAGCGCGGTGGCGGGGTCGAATGCGTGGAGTCCGTGCCACAGGTTGATGCCGGCGGCGATGAAGGCGAGGGACCAGGCGATGAGCCGGTAGTGCCAGTGCGGCCGGTGGTCGTCGACGGCGGCCGCCGCGCCACGCAGCACCACCCAGGCGCCGCCTTCGAGGACGGCGGGGGCGGCGAGGAGCCACAAGGCGTCGCGGTCGAAGAAGGCGGACATCTGCACGGGGAGGGCGACGATCGCGCACACGATGGCGAAGCCGAGGGCGGCCTTGCGCCACGACTGCGCGGACTTCACGCGCTTCCCGGCTTCTTCGGCCTGCGCCTGCTGCTGGGCGTCTTCCTTCTCGCGTGCGGCCCGGGTGGCGCGCTCGCTCTCTTCACGCTTCCTCGCGGATTCGGCGATCTTCGCGTCGTGGTCGGCCTGCTCGCGCTCCAGGCGCATCCGGGCGCGCTCGTTGGCGATGCGCTGCCGCTCGGCTTCCTCGGCCGCCTTGGCGCGGATCGCGTCCGTCTCGGCTTCTGCCTTGAGCCGGGCGGCTTCGGCCTCGGCTTCGGTGCGGGCCCGGATCGCCGCGGCCTCGGCCAGCGCCACCGGGTCGAAGCGCGGCTCGTCGGCGCCCCGGGCGGTGCCGTTGACCTTCTCAAGGGCGGTGGTCACGGGGTATCAGTCCTCTCCTGCTTCCATGCGGTGCGGAATTCGTGGGCGAAGGCTTCGGCGAGTCGGGCGCCGGCGAGGGCGCCGAGTCCGGGGAGCCCGGTGCGGATGCTGACTTCAAGTTCGGTGCGGATGGCGGCGGTGGCGGCCAGGTCGATCAGGGGCCGGGCGCAGCGGAGGGCGAGGACCACGGCCCCGAGGGCGATGAGGAGGGCGGCGACGAGGAGGCGCACCGTCCACACCCGGACCGCCCGGGCGGACCGCTGCCAGCGGCCGGGCTTCGCGGTGATCAGATAGGCGTGCACGGTGCGACTCCTCTCAGGTGGGGTGTCAGGTGGCGGGCGAAGCGGGCGCGGTCACCACCAGGTGATCCGCCGCTCGCGCTTGTGCAGCTCGACGTGTTCCTCGCACTGGGGGCACGGCTCCCGGGATCCGAGCCCGAGCGGGTCGGAGTGCAGCCGGGCGTGCTCCTCGCAGGGGATGCAGCGGTCGCCGTCCTTCGCCATGCGGGTTTCCTCTCGGGTTGGCAGTTCGGGATGACCAGGCTTTTCCGGCGTTCACCGAAGAAGGGGCAGTGGGTTCTACGCCCACGGCTCCCCGCGGCCCCGGCGCGATGTCCGGGGCCACAGGCAGTCGTCAGCGCTTGTTGCCGCCGCGCCAGAAGCCGACCTTGCCGGCCGCCTCGTTCGCGGCCCGGTTGAGCCGCTCGTACTCGGCGGTCTCGTCGTGGCGCCCGGCACGACGCTCGTTGTCGGAGTACGCGTTGAGCGCCTTGTCGGCGGCCTTCATGTCGGCGATGGCGGACTTCTCGGCGGAACTCTTGCTGAACAGGGACATGGCGGGTCCTCTCGGTGGGTGTGTCGTCTGGTGCTCGAGGTGCGGGGGGGGGTGGTCAGCGGCGCCGGGCGGCCTCTTCTCCGATGTCGTGCTCGTCGAGGCCGAATGTCTCGGTGAGCCGGTGGGATTCGGCTACGGCCGCCCGCCAGTACGGGTCCGCGGTGTGGTCCTTGCCTGCGGCGTTCAGGTCGGCCGCGATCGAGCGGCAGACGTTCATCTGGTCGGCGGCTGCGCCGAGGGCGTCAGCAGCACGGTCGCGATCTGTGATCTGACTTTGCAGCCAGTCAGGTGGGCCGGGCATGGGCGGGTCTCCTTCTGGTCAGATGCGGTCGGCGGTGTCGGTGTCGAGTTCTGGGCAGTCGGGGTCGGACCCGGTTTTCAGGCGGCCTGGCCGATGCGGGTGCCGTGCATCTCGTCGTAGAGCGGCAGCTCGTCGGGGTGCTGCTTGTCGTAGCGGACGGCCTCGGCGAGGATCTTCAGCTCGGCCTCCCAGGAGTCGGCGGTCACGTACCGGGTGACGAGGTCGGCCCGGTAGGCGGCGTCCGCGTCGGCCACCGTGGCCGTGCGGCGGGAGTGGGTGGCCAGGTCGGACGTGGCGGCGAAGTCGGCGTCGAACAGGGTGCGGGTCATGGCGGGTCCTCTCGGGGGGTGGCGTGGTCGGGAAGTGGTGGCCGCCCCCGAGGGGGCTGCGCGGGGGGTGTTGGTCACCCCGCGGGGGCGGCGGTTCGTGGACGCTAGGGCCGGCGGGGCACCGGGCGGTCGCAGCGTCGGGCGTGGTTCCGGGCGTCCATGTAGGCGCGCTCGGAGTACGGGGTGGGCTGGCTGGTCCAGCCGCATCGGCAGGTCGCGCCGTGCATGCCGCCATCGCGGGGGCCGCTCGTCACGAGGAGTCCGGGGCTGGTGTGGCCGACGTAGTTCACAGCGCCTTGCCCGGGTCTCGCTGCGGGAGCGGCGGCAGGCTGTCGGGGGTGTCGCCGGCCCGCTCGTGCTGGGGGTCGGGTTCGGCGGCGAGCGTGGCGCGGAGCAGGCTGCCCATGTCGCGGGCGGCCGCGCCGACGAGAGGCTCACCGGTCGGGGTCGGGAGCTGCCTGGCGAGGCGGCGGATCTGCGCGGCGTGGGCGTCGAGCTGGTCGGCGAACGCGAGGGCGCGGGCCGGGTGGAGCTCGGCGGCCTCGCCGTCGTCGGCGGCGTCGAGGAGCAGGTGCGGCTCGGCGTCCGTACCGCGAGAGAACGGGTACTGGGCCAAGTTCGCGGCCAGGATCTGAACGGTGCGGGGCTCGCCGGCGGTCCACGTCGGCGCGGCCAGGGCGGTCTGCTCGCCCTCGTGGCACAGGTCGTCCAGCGACACCAGCGTCTCGGTGTGCGGGGCGGTGCACCAGGTCGGGCAGTCGACCGTCACCGGCCGGCCGATGACACTGACCGTCACCCGGCGCGGGGCGCGGTCGGCCGGCAGGGCGAAGGGGAGGGAGCTTTCACGGCCCCGCTTGACGTTGTTCGGTACGGTAATGCTCACGGCTGGAGCTCCTCGTCGCAGGAGGTTCGGACTCAGGCCCCGTTTGGTGATGTCGCACCGGGCGGGGCCTTTCGCTTGCCCACAAGGTAGCGCTACTGTAGCGCTCTAGCAACCCCCGAAAGGAATCCCGTCGGCGACGCGCCGGTCTACTCTTCGGGGAGAATCAGTAGCGCTACCCATGAGGAGGAGGCCCCACGTGGCAAAGCCCGCAAAGAAGACCCCGTACACGGAGATCGCAACCCGCTACCGGCAGCTCATCGAGGACGGAACCCTCCGGCCCGGCGACCCCATGCCGTCCATGCGCGAGGTGCAAGAGAAGCTCGAATCCAGCATGGCCACGGTCAACCGGGCGTACAGGCTGCTGAAAGACGAGGGGTTGATCTACACCCAGCCCGGCGCCCGCACCGTCGTCGCCGAGCGGCCCAGGGTCGTCTCCACCGGAGCCGCGCGGCTCCGTCGCTACTCCCGGACGGGGAAGTACCTCGGCCCCGGCGAGACGACCAGCAATCACGAAGTGGCGCTCCGCTCATGCGCCGACCCGGAGATCGCCGATGCGCTCGGCATCGAGCTGCACGACGAGGTCGGACTGCGCCGGCGCGTCCATCGCCAGGACGGCAAGCCGCGCTCGGTCGGCCTGTCCGTCATCCACCCAAGGGCCTGGGGGCCCGTACCCGAGGTACTCCAGGAAGGGCCGTCCGAGCGGTTCTGGCAGGAGCACTACACGGAGCGCACCGGAAAGGAGATCACCCGCTCGCCAGAGCGGCGCACCGCCCGCCTCGCCACGAGCATCGAGCTGGAGCTGCTCGAAATCGTCCCGCCGCCCCACGCCGCCGTGCCGGTCCTCACCCTGATCAACGTCTTTCACGACGAGGACGGCCCGATCGAATACTGGGAGGACGTCTACGCGCCGGGGCTGTGGCAGGTCGAGGGCGAACCCTCGTGAACGTGGACCCGCTCAAGGGACGTGAGCGGGTCCACGTGTCCAAGATCCTGCCACCCTCGACGCCGCCCGACGAGCACGGACAGAAGCCCCCGCCCGGTTCTCCCGGGCGGGGGCTTCGTCGTGCTATTCGCCTGCGGCGGTGAGCAGCTTCGCGAGTTCGGTGACGGCCTCTGGGGGGAGGTTGCGGCGGAGGGCGCGCGCCATGTTCTCCGGGGTGTCGACGGGGACGGTGAGGGCGCGACGCCGGAAGCCGGCTTTGACCATGGCGGCGTGCGTGCTCAACGCGCCGGCGAGTACCTCGGCATGGAGGTCGGGGCGATCCTTGCGTAGGCGGCGGAGTCCTGCCTCGCGGGAGGTGCCGGTGGGGGCCGCCATCTGCGAACCTTCAAGTTTTATATCATCCAACTTGAAGGCATCAGAGTGCCGATCTCCACCATGCGCACTGCGAGTCGCCTGGTCGAACAGATCGAGCGCGAGCGGATCGTCGCGGACCAGGGTCCGGACCAGATCCAGCGACGCCCCGAGCCCCTTCAGTGGCGGCGTTGCGACGAACTCCTCAAAGTGGTCGTACTCGACAAGCTCGCCGCGCTGAGTCACGAAGCTGCGCCACGCGTCCTCGGCGAGCACACGCTTCACGAGGCCAGGGACCGCCTTCAGCCCGTGGTCTCCGCTGCGGAGCGACGAGCCCAGCGCCTCGACGAGGTTGGCGTTCTTCTTCAGGTTCACAGTTCACCGAGCCGCTTCACGAGGAACTGCTGGATGCGCTCAAGGTCTTCGATCGTCGCCTTTGCGCGGGGCGGGAAGCCCTCCTTGCGGAGCCAGTAGTTGAAGTCCTTCTTCGGCATCCCCATCCGGTAGGCCACCTTGCCGGCCAGCGTGTCGACCTCGCCCCGCAGCATGCGTTCGCGTCGGTGCCGCGGGATGGCCACGACTGGCACGGCCTCGGGTGAGATGACTTCGACGCCGTTCTGCTCCATCGACCGATGCCCGCGGGCCACGTTGGTGGCATACGTGGCGGGAATGCCGTTGCTGCGGCACCAGGCGACCGCACGATCCACCTCTTCCGGGGTCACCTCGTCGCCGTTGAGGATGGCCCGGTCGAACGTCGCCTCGGTCGCGGACAACGGCTGCCGTTCGAAGTCGAAGGCGCCCTGACCGTAACCGGCATCCTCGCGGGCCTTGCGCTCCCGCTCAAACTCGACGGCGAGTTGATGCCTCAACTCCTCCTCGATCTCACGGGCGTGATCCATGAGGGCAGGAACAGCGGGGATGTAGAGCCGAGCGTTGAACTCCTCGTCCTTGCGGACGCGGACGAACCGTCCGACGACCTGGCGGAAGAACAGAGGCGTGCGGATCTTGGTGGCGTACACGCCGACCGCGAGACGCTTGATGTCGACACCTTCCGAGACCATCCGGACGGCCACCAGCCACTTGCTGGTGGAGTCGCGGAACCGCTCGATGTGCCCCTTGGCGTCCGGATCGTCAGAGAGCACAATCGTCGGCTCCTGGCCCGTGACATGCTTGAGGATCTCGGCGTAGGCGCGGGCGTGGTACATCTCGTGGGCGACGACCAAGCCGCCCGCGTCGGGGACTTCGATGCGGAGTTCGTCGAGCGCCCTGTCCGCCTGGGCCAGAAGGGCAGGCATCCACGGCTGGTTGGGCTGAAGGACAGTGTCGAGCACGGCCGACACGTCGATCTCGGCCAGATTGCTGCCGAGCGCGGAACTGCTGATCTTCCCGCAGTCCGCCCACTTGGCTTCACCGTCGTAGGCGTGGAACTCGATGCGCCGGCAGACGCCGTCGGACACGGCCGTCCCGTACTCGTATGCGTAGTCGACCTTGACCTTTCCGTTGGCGTCGTAGGTGACGAACGGGATGGGACTGGTCGAGTCCTTGCGCCACGGAGTGCCGGTCAGGGCGATGCGGTGGACCGCGTGCTCAAGGGCATCGGTCAGGCCGTCGCCCCAGGCACGGCTTTCGCCTGCATGGTGGATTTCGTCGAGGATGGCGATGGTGGGCCGCCGGGTGATTCGCCGGAGGAGCTGGGCACCGACGCCGCGGGCGGCCTGGGCGTAGGTGACGACACAGCCGTGATAGCCGTCCTTCTCATAGTCGTCCGGGCAGGACACGGGCATGAGCGATATCCCAACTTGCTCCGCTACGTCGGCCCACTGCTGGCGGAGTGCGTCAGTGGGGACGACTACGGCGATGCGCTGCACCGTCCCTTCTTCGATGAGCAGCTTGGCGAGAGCTAGCGAGAACCATGTCTTTCCGGCTCCCGGTGTTGCGGCCACCATGAAGTCCCGCTTCGGCTGGGACAGGAACAGGTCGCGGGCGTGGGTCTGCCATTCGCGGGCGTCATTGGCCACGGTGTTGCCCTTCTTCAGGTTGCATTCGGGGCAGAGTGCCTGCCCGTTGATGACGTCGGTGGGTCCGCCAGCCGAGTAGGGCGTGACGTGGTCGCCATGCCAGCCGGGCTCTAGCGGATCGCCGCATCGACTGCAATGGCCGTCGGCGGCGAGGTAGAGGGCAACACGTTCCGAGGTGTTGAAGCGCCGCCGGTCGATTGGTTCCGAGGGTGGTTCGGTCACCGAGCGTCCCGTCTCGATGGGGCCAGCGTTGGCCAGGAGGTAACCGGATATTCACCATTCTGACGGTAGTTCGATCGTTGAATATCCGTTTCTGAATAAGTCACAAATCGCCTGTATGTGCGGCTACTTGCTGGTAGCGCTCATGCTGCGCGGCGTTCGGCGGGCTGGAGCTCGAGGACGTCGGCCCGCCCGTACTGGACTTGGCAGCGGGGGCAGCGCTGCCCGTCGGTGCTGATCGTGACCCGCATGATGCCGCCGCAGTCCTCGGTGTCGCAGACGACGGCGATCCGCCGCTCCGGGCGTTCCCCGGTGATGATCCTGCGGCATTCGCCGACGAGCCGGCGGACGTCCGATGCCAGCTCGCGGACCTCGTGCACATCGCAGAACCAGGACAGGTTGCCGCGGAGGAACAGCACGGCCCCGGCGATGGTCTGTTCGATGTCCCCGCGGAAGGGCGGCGGCGCCCAGCCGAGGGTTTCACGGGCGTCACGCTCCCAGGTGGTGACGACGCCTTCGATGCCGCCGCGGGCCCGCAGGTCGAGGACGGCTTCGCTACACGGCAGGGGCGCGCTGCGGGTGGCGGAACGCCCGTCTCCACCGCGTCGGCCGGGGGCGAGTTCGGCTCCGAGGGCCCGGTAGAGCTGCGGGAGGGCGGCGAGGTCGTCGTCGAGGTACTGGCGGCAGCTGGCGTGAACCCGGTCGCGGGACGGCTTTCCGCACAGCTCGCAGGGCCAGACGGCTGGGGCGACGGTGTCGTGCATGTGGACTCCCGGATGGTGCGACGGATCAGGAAGCGTGGGGGGAGCTGGGCGGGGCCGCCCCGGGTTGCTGGCCGGCACAGGGGGCGCCCCGTGGCGTTGTCAGGCGGGCTGGTCGGGTACGTCGCAGCAGTTGCAGTGATCGCACTGCGGGCTGTCGGCGGGGCAGTGGCAGCGACGGCACTCGGCGTCCGTGGTGTTCGCGGCGGTGCGGATGCGGGCCGCGGTGTTCTGGTGGTTGGCGGTCCAGGGCGCGCCGGCGGCGATGAGGTCGGCGAGGTGACGCACGCGGTCAATGCGGGACCGTTCGTGTACCAGCCCGTTTTCGAGGTGCCGGATCTGCTGGTCCCGGTTGTCGACGTCGGCCTCGGCCTGCTTCAGCTCGGCGCGCAGGCGGGCGTTCTCATCCTGAAGTCGTTCGCTCGCCATCTCCCTGTTCATCAGGTCCCAGCGAAGGCGGACGTTCTCCTCATCCCGCTCGCGCAGCATCGCGGACGTAGCCTCGTCGCTGACCCGCAGTGCTTCGCTGATCTCCCCGTCCGCCAAGGCCATGGCGCGAGTCACAGCCGTGTTGGCCAGTGGCAGGGCGCCCTTGATCGCCTCGTCATACCGCTCGCGCCGTTCGTCGCCCGCGTTGGCGTCTCCGTCCCCCGTTCCAGGTTCGGTTGGCACTCCGGGGCGTTCGGCGGCTGCCAGGCCCTCACGCGGGCGCACAGGCCCGTGCGCGGGTGTGTTGTCCAGTAGTGCGCGGATGC